CTGCCATTCTCGGAGCGAGTCTCTGATGATCGCCGCGAGATCGCCCGGCCCGCATGCATGCGAGCGCGCTTGGTCTAGGAGATTGAGGAGGCGTGGCGTCACGTCATCCTGGTACTGGCGGTGCCCCGAGGGCCACGCATCAACCACCGCCTGCAACGTAACGAAGGGGCTTGATTGGAGTCTACCATGTCTATCAGTTTCACACCCTCCCAGACCTTGGCTATCGTCGAAGCCACTATGCTTCATGGTACGCCTTGGAATGATGGGTATACAGAGGCGACACACCGTCAAGCTTGCTTGGTGGTGCGTGCGCTCTCTCGGTTCGAAAGAGAGTACGGTTGGTATTCGGCCCAGAAGGGTCCGATGTCCGAAGTACGCTCCTTCCACCGGATGCTGATCGACGAGGTAAATCTCTTCATCAGTCTTCGCCGGAAGGACATTTTCTCTGAGGTCAGCTAAGACCTCCGGGACTTAAGAAACTTAATCCCGAAACCATTCGGGTCGCCTCGAAAGGACACCAGAATGAAAGGGCCTGTTAACTCTACTTTATCCTTTTCTCAGTGGAAGGTTTCGAATCCCGACACTGGAGCTGGAAGTTTCTGCCGGGTCTACTACCGAACATCAACCTCTTACCGCTCCGGTACGAGGCACCATCACGCGAGGGATCCACTCCCTTACTTGATGTCGATGGGAAGTATTGACTTTACGGCAGGTAAGACCCAGACTTGTGACGCAGCAAATGATATCGCGCGGACTACACTGACTGACAGTCGGTGGATCAACGTGAATAATTTGGTGTCGAACAAGGCTGCGGCCAACTTTGTAGAGAACGCCCAAGGCGTCGCGCAAGCGTCTCTTGGGGAGACCCTCGGCGAGTGGGACACATCGCTCAAATTGATGTGTTCCAGACTAAGGCAATTGGCAAAAGCTGCGCACGAGCTACGTCGGGGGAGACCCCGAAACGCGGCACGCGCGCTGCATCTCACCAGGGATGCATGGTCACCTCGTCGCGTAGAACAAGCGAAAACGTTCGGCAATGCATGGTTGGAGTTCCACCTGGGGTGGGCTCCAATGATGAGCGACATCTACAATGCCTGCAAGGCGTTCGAGAAACAACCGTTTCCCGAGCTCTGTCGCGGGTATGGTAGGAGTCGTGAATACTACGAAATCGTATCTCAATTTTCGACTTCGAAAACGACCAAAAAGGTCCATTACGAAGTTGGATACGCTGTTGGAGGTTACGTTCGCGTAACCAATCCTAACGTAGCACTGCTAGCACAGTTGGGCCTTGCGAACCCAGCTTCTGTCGCGTGGTCACTAGCGACCTTTAGTTTCGTATTCGATTGGTTCGTCGATCTTGGAACCCTCATCGGGCTCTACGACGGACTGCTCGGATGCGAGACTGATCGTCCCTGGACAACCACGCTTCGTCTCAGTCGAGCTGTAACTGAATCCTATAACAGACCCAACGGGAGCGCTCCATGGGAGCTTCTAACTCTCATAAACGCTCACGGGGGGTACTGCAATAGGACTCTGGGTTTGCCACCCGCACACTTGACCTACATCAACGCACCGAGGTTTAGCTGGCAAAGAGGCGCTACTGCTGTAGCCCTCCTCCTGCAACAACTTAGGTAACCAACCCAAAAGGATGATACCATGCCCACGATGGCTGACATGACAGTCAAGAAAGCGGATAACACCACGGATGTTATCTTCAACGCCCTCGCCCCCTCGTCGGGGGATACGGTTCCGTCGGTCTGGCGACAAGAAGCGATGGCCACTCAGCCCAACCTCAAAGCGACGGTGTCGCTCAAGGCTGGCTGGAATGGTCCCCGCGACGCGCGCCGGGTCCAGATGGATTTCATGTATCCCTACACGTCGACCGACTCCACCAACGGCCTGACGACGGTCGTCGCCCGGATTCCCATCCAGGTGACGGCTACCGTTCCTCAGCTCATCCCGGACAGCGTTATCTCGGAGGCTGTCGCTCAGTGCGGCAATCTCCTGGACCATGCGCTCATCCAGAGCTGTTTCAAGGCCGGCTACGCAGCGACTTAACGCCGCTCGAAGAAAGGTGGACTCATGCTACCGCAGCAATTGCGTGGCATCTTCTTGGCTCTCTGCCAGAAGGCCGATACGCCTCGTTCGCTAGCAGCCTGGCTGCTATTCCAAACGAATGAGCTCGAACAGCTCGTCTCATTGACGACTGATCCGATGCACTATCTCGACACTGACGCCTATCTGTTCGAGCGGGATCGCGCTGTCACGGACTTCTTCTCGAAGTACCGAGACTTTGATATCCCAAATATCGACAGAAAAGCCGACTGTATCGCTTCGTTCTTTAAGGACGAGGAGCAATGCGCGAAAACCAATGCACGACTATCCCGCTTTCTGCATAACGGTCCTTTCGAGGACCCCGCAGACGCTCAGGCTTTCGAATTTCTCGAGAGCATGCGGCGTAAGGTAAGCGAGATACTAGGGCCTCTTCCTTTGGAATTGGAAGAGTCGCGTTTTGGTCCTGGTGCAACGTACGGGGATAAGGGCTCTTTGACTACAGTGCCCGATAAAATGACGTCTCGCCTCACAACGACTCGGGGTTGCTGGGCCCTACACTCCTTATGGGAGAGGACGGCCTGGTACCGAGCTGTTGTGGTAAGCCCACAATCAAGTCCTCTTTTTTCTCAAGGGAATCGGTTCACAACCGTTCCCAAGAGTGCAAAGAAAGATCGCGGTATTGCTATTGAACCTTCTTTGAATGTGTTCTTTCAGCTTGGCGTCGGCGGAGTGATCCGCAGACGTCTCCGCCACTATGGCATCGACCTTGACTTCGGTCAAGAGAGACATAGGGAGCGAGCTCGCACCGCATCACGCACCGGTGCGTTCGCCACGATCGACTTGAGTAGCGCTAGTGACAACGTCTGTACCCATCTGGTTCGTCTACTCGTCCCGCCGCAATGGTGGGATCTGTTGACTTGCCTACGGTCTCCTAAGACCTATATTGATGGAAAGTGGGTTTTCTTAAACAAGTTCTCCTCAATGGGGAACGGGTTTACATTTGAACTCGAAACGCTAATCTTCTATGTCATCGCCCTTGAGGCATGCAAGAGGAGTGGCGAGAGTTCAGATGTGCTCGTGTATGGCGATGATATCATCGTCCCATCGCGGGCTGGGAAGCTCTGTACAACTCTCCTTCGGTATCTGGGCTTCCGGCCTAATCCGAAGAAGACATTCCTTACGGGTGTCTTTAGAGAGAGCTGCGGGGGGGACTACTTTAATGGCGTGGCCGTCAGGCCGTACTATTTGAAGGAGTTTCCCGATGAGCCGCAGAAAACGTTCTCACTCATCAATGGTCTCGGGCGTCAAGCTCGAACTGTTGAAAATCATTATATCCGCGCTTGTTTCACTAGTAGGGCTCGCGCCCTCGCTATTGAAACTCTACCGGTCCGACTCAGAAAACTGCGCGGACCGGAAGCCTTAGGGGATATAGTGATTCACGACGATGACATAACACGTTGGACGATTCGTTGGAAAAACGGCGTCCGTTACGTATATTGCTACTCACCAGTAGCAGTCAGACTTCCACTTCATCACTGGAGGCCTGCTGTCGTCTTCGCTTGCGCGCTTTACGGTATACCCAGTCGCGGGGTCTCTCCACGAGATTCCGTCTCCGGGTACGCTATTAAGCGGGTTGCTTACTCTTAGTCAATGTAAGCAAGGCTTTTGAGGGGGATTGACTCCCCTCTGAGAGCCCTCTTTCCCTTCCCAGGGTTTGAGGGGGGCCACATTGCGTGGCCTCAGAGATGGAGTCGGGCCGAAGCTGCCGCGGCGAAA